TTTGTTGGATATACAGAGACAGAAGAAAATATAATCAAAGAATACGAAGCAGTGGATGACGGTATGAGCGCCTATGGTAAACTGCAAAAGGACTTAAAAGCAACACAGACGGCACAGGAAGTCACAGACCAAGCAGTGCAGGAATTAATTTTGGCAACGATGAAAATGGGGGTGTAAATTATGGCACAGTTTTTGGTAAATAGAATTAAAGGCGGGCACTTGAGAATTGATGAAGTACCGGAGAGTTTAAAAGAGCAGGTACAGGCGTTACTTTAGGAGGAGAATATGCTTAAATGGCTGAAACAGAGATTTTGTAAGCACAAGTACCGTAAGCACTATGATAAGGCTACAAAAGGGGTATGTGCGGCGTTGTGTAAAGTGCGGGAAAATTGAATAAGTAAGACATTGGCACATAGAGATATGTGTTATTTTTATGCCTTTTTGGTCAGTAGATGAGACCTTAAACAGTCAATTCGTGGCGGTTGGTAACACGCCTAAAACTACCTATTGCGAAAGGAGATCAGAAACATGAAAACAGAATTTTTAAAAGGACTCGGATTGGAACAGGATGCTATTGATAAGATCATGGCAGAGAATGGAAAAGATATTGCCGCTGAAAAGGCAAAGACAACCAAAGCAGAGGGTGAGCGCGACAATTACAAGAGTCAGCTTGAGACTGCAACGGAATCTTTGGAAAAGTTTAAAGATGTTGACCCGGCAGCTATGCAGGGCGAGATCGACAAGTTGAATCAGCAGTTGAAGGACAAAGACGCTGAGTATGCTGCCAAAGAAGCAGATCGCATCTTTTCCGACACGATCAAAGAAGCTATCAAGACAGCAGGTGGACGCAATGAAAAAGCAGTCATGGCTATGCTTGATATGGATGCATTAAAAGACTCAAAAAACCAGTCTGAGGACATTAAGAAAGCATTGGAAACCGTAAAGGAATCTGATGCTTATTTATTTGGCTCTGATGAGCCTTTTAGGAACCCAGTGGGAGCAACTGGCGGCTCTGGCACAGGTGGAGATAATTTCTCGGCAATCAGAGCGGCTATGGGGCTTCCGGCAGAAAAATAATTTTGAAAGAATGAGGTAATAAGATATGGCGAACACAATTGCATTAAGAAAAGCATACTCTACGATGTTGGACGAAGTTTACAAACTGGCGTCTTTGACAGCGGTTTTGGATGGTCCGAATGAGCTTGTGAGAGAGGGGGCGAATGCGAATGAGATTCTGATCCCGAAAATGTCCATGCAGGGACTTGCAAACTACAACAAGCAGACTGGCTATGTTGCTGGTGATGTAACACTGGAATACGAAACAAAGAAATGCGGATATGACCGTGGACGAATGTTCACAATTGATGCTATGGACAATATTGAGTCCGCAGGCGTAGCATTTGGCAGATTGTCTGGAGAGTTCCTGCGTACCAAAGTGGTACCGGAGCTTGATGCGTACCGTCTGGCAGGTTATGCGTCTATTGAAGGAGTGACAACTGTAGCAGCTGCTCTCAATGATGGTAAAGCAGCTCTTGCAGCGCTCAGAACAGCTAGAAGCAAAATTGAGAACGCAGAAGCCAATCTTGCAACTTGCTATCTGTTTATTAATCCGACAATCTACGGCATGATCGAGGACTTGGACACAACGGCATCAAAGAAAGCTATTGAGGGATTTGCAGGAATTGTAAAGGTACCAGAGGGAAGATTCTATTCGAAAATCGATCTGACTGCTTCTGGTGCAGGCGGATATGCTAAGAATTCTGAAGGTAAAGCGGTAAACTTTATGATCGTGGACAAGCAGGCAGCAATCCAGTACCAGAAACACACAGTATCTAAGATTATCACACCAGATCAGAACCAGGATGCGGACGCTTGGAAATTTGGATACCGTACTGTAGGTATCGCAGAATGCTATGACAATAAGAAAGATGGTATTTATGTACATACAGTAGTGTAAGGAGTGATCGAATGAATCTGTACGCAGATTATGAATATTACACCTCTACATACAAGGGAAAACTGGGGAAACTCTCACAGCATCAGTTACGGCGCCGGGTTCTGATGTGACAGACAATTTTTTAATCGTGTGGAAAAAAGATGGTAGCGAAATAGCGCGAGAAAAGAGCATCGTTGTATCCGCTGCGGACATTGTAGGGAAAGCAGTTTATCGTTTTGAAGCAATGGAAGGCGAAAAACTAAGAGGCTCTTACGAAGTCACTGTAAGCAATGTGGATGATGGAGAACCAGGAAGTCCTGGAGAGTCCTATTATACATGGGTGAAATATGCTGATGATTTACACGGTGCGGGAATGTCGGATAATGCAAACGGAAAATATTATATCGGTTTAGCTTTTAATAAGAAAAGCTCAACTGCAAGCAACAATCCGCAAGATTACCAATGGTCCAAGTATAAAGGTGATAATGGAGAAAGCGGTATTGTTGTATCGGCTATTCCGCCAGATAATCCACAAGTAGGACAGCTATGGCAGACAGAATCCGGGCAACCGATTATGCGGTGGGATGGTGCGAGATGGGTGTTGCATTATATATCCGTAGAAAATCTCGATGTAAAGAAGTTATCTGCAATCACATCGGATTTAGGAACTGTGAATGCAGGAGAAATAAATGGTGTAACAATAAAAGGAACTCGGATCACCGGCAGTTCCCTTATCGAATTACAAAATAAGACAAAAGACGGCGGTCTAATGTGGGTGAAAGGCAATTCAGAGGGGCTAGAGGTTATCAAGTTTAGTTCGACCGGAACCAGAGTAGCCGGAGTCCGAATCACGGAGGAAGATATTTTTATAGACGGCGCGACAAGGAGTTTTAAGGGATTAAACAGTGACATGAACAAGACACTTCAAGAGCCCAAACTCCTTGTTAGTGGAAAAACATTAGCTCAAGGCGGAAGCTTTGTGGCATCTGGTGTAAGAGGATTGTTGTTGCTTGAAGTAGCAAATAGCAGCGCAAGAAGCAGAAAGATGGAGGTTTTTATAAAAGGCATCAACGCAGAGCGAAACATCCATATCAGCTACGCAGATGGGACATCTCTAAACATTACGATTACAGTTACATGGAGTGGAAGTAATGCAACGATTAAATGTACTCGATTCTGGGCAGAAGGGCAGTGGAGTGGTGGAACAAGCCAGATTTATTATGCTTATACAATTTAGGAGAGTAGAATATGGGAATTAGAGCAAGACCGTAATGGTCTTATTTTTATGCAATATTACAAATTAGGAGAATTTTATGGAATCTTTTATCATGCAGACATATACTATTGTACTTCCGATAATTCTAGGGTACGTTGTATGGCTGCTTAAAAATCAAAAGAAAGACCGAGATGCAAACAGCAAAGGAACGATGCTTTTGCTCAGAGTCCAGATGATTGAGTACCACGAGAAATGGATTGCAAGAGGCTATGTGACAAAACACGGACTCGAAAATTTTATTGAGATGTATGACTCATATCATGATCTCGGCGGAAATGGAGTGGCTACGCAGCTGCTCGAAGAAGTGAAAGAGTTGCCGATTAGAGGTTAGGAGGTAGAAAGGATGGAACAAATTACGAATTATGTGAAGCCGGAGCTGCTGGTGGTAGCAGTAGTGTTGTATTTTATCGGAATGGGATTAAAAAGCGCGCAGGCGGTAAAGGATAAGTACATCCCACTTATTTTAGGCGGCGCAGGGATTGTGTTGTGTGCCGTGTGGGTATTGGCTACATGTCCGATCAGCACCGGGCAGGAGATTGCGATGGCAGTATTTACAGCGATTGTGCAAGGCATTTTGGTGGCAGGTCTGAGTACATACATCAATCAGACAATTAAACAGCTTGGAAAAAATGAATAAAATAACAAAAAGTAAAGGGGAGTCTTCGGACTCTCTTTTGTTGTGTTTGAAATCAGAAAGGAGTTTAGAATATGGCACATTTATTTATTATTACAGGACATGGAGCAGGAGATCCGGGAGCATGTGCAAACGGATTTTCGGAAGCAGAGAGAGTAAGAGCATTGGCAACGAGAATTAAAGCACTCGGCGGCGATCGGGTTACTCTGGGGGACTTTAACAGAGATTATTATGCAGACAATGGTATCAGTAGCCTTGATATCCCAGCTGACTGGCAAATCACAGAGTTACACATGGACAGTGCAGCGGAAGAAGCCAAAGGCGGTCATGTCATTATTAAGGCAGGATTTGATCCGGATCAGTACGACAATGCCCTTGC